ATGAGCACAAAAAAGAATGGGAAAAAGGAATCAGTAACACTCCGGGAGAAGAAGCTGGCGAATGGGAATATCAGTCTTTATTTGGATATTTACCGGGATGGGAAGCGAAGCTATGAATTTCTGAAACTATACATAACCAAAGCATCCACCCCTTTGGAGAGAGAGATTAACAGGCAGACACGTGCAACAGCCCAGGCCATCAAAGCCAAACGACAGATTGAACTCCAGAACAATGAATATGGTTTTAACAGCCAATTCAAGTTGGATACTCCTTTCCTGGAATATTACAGGCAAATGTGTGATGAAAGGGCAAAGAACCAGCAAAGCAGGGGAAATTACCAGAATTGGTTTAGCTGTTTAAAACACCTTGAAAGATACTGTTCGGAAGATACCACCTTCAGGGATATTACACCGGAATGGATTGAGGGCTTTAAATCATTTCTCGATACTACCGGTAAAGACCTGCATAAATCAAAATACGATGATGGTAAGCTTGTAAAGCCATTGTCCCAAAACTCAAAAGTATCTTATTTCAATAAGTTGAGGGCTGCAATTAATCAGGCTTACGACGATAGGATCATTCCTATTAACCCATTAAGAGGGGTAGAGGGATTCAAGCAAGAAGAGACAGAACGTGTTTATTTGTCCTTTGATGAAGTAAAGGAACTGGCAAAAACACCCTGCAGAAATGCAGTATTGAAAAGGGCTTTCCTGTTCAGTTGCCTGACTGGTTTAAGGAAAAGCGATATCGAACGGTTGAAATGGGGCAATGTAGAGAATTTCGGAGACTATGTAAGAATCAACTTCAAACAGAAAAAAACAGGTAGCCGGCAGTACCTTGATTTAAGTGATCAGGCTGTTCCATTCATGGGTGAACGTGGGAAAGATAATGAACTTGTTTTCTCCGGATTCAAATACTCAGCTTATTTGTTATTAGAACTCTCAAAATGGTGTATGAATGCAGGGATAAAGAAAAATGTTACGTTCCATACAGGCCGGCATACATTTGCTGTTTTAATGATAACTGAGGGGGTGGATCTTTTCACTGTTTCAAAGCTTTTAGGACATAAGGAAATCTCCACCACTCAAATTTATGCAAAGGTAGTTGATAAAAAGAAGCAGGATGCAGTTAACCGGATCCCAAGTTTAAGTGATGACATAGCAGAACCTTCACAGGATCCCATTGAGTTAACGATCGATTTCAAGGGAAGTAAATAATATTCATAAAGGGGTAACTATGAAAGCAAAAAATATAGATTTGTCGATGGTGCATTTTGGTATTAATGATAAGGATGGAGGTATAATAATTAATACTGATTTGTTGGTTAAAAAGGGTATATACAACGATGTAGTATCTTTTATTATTGATGGATATGAGCCAGATATACAGCAGGATGCTATAATATACGCAAATAAAATTGAGAATTCCACCAAGTCGGAGTTGATTGAAATTAAAGAACTAATGAATGAGCGGTCAAGATTATGTATTTTGAGAGAGGATAAAAAGTATATTGACTTGTACGATAGTTTGATTAGAACAGTAGAAGAAAGGATATTGACTTTACCTGATGTAAAAGAAAAACACAAACAATTGTCTATTCCGGTAGAACTGGATACTCCGGAAGCCAGAGAGTTATTCGATAAAGCTATTCAGGCGGGCTTTATGAACTCCGTTTATAGTTTTAATGGCACAAGGTATCAAATGGCTTATTTCGCTGAAAAAGCATCTGAACACTTAAAGTTAAAATCTAAATGGAAACCCTTTACTCAACTTTGGAATTATGAATATTTGGCACAATCAAGACGTGAAAGCAAAGAACGTTTCGGTTATGTAGACAAACAAGATGAAATAGATAAAATATTCAGATAGAGTTACATATATGTAATTGTAAGCCCTATATATGCACTATATAGGGCTTTTTTTATGCCTTACTTTCCAATCTTTGCAGTGTGATCACTAAGTAACAGGCCAGCGCAAGCCTATTTAATAAAAAATTAAAGATTACACAAAATGGAAAATATTCAGATTCAGTTAGACAGGATTGAGCGGAACACTTTATTAGCCTCAAAAAAAGTATTAACATTTGAAGATGTTGCACTTCTCACTGGTTTAAGTAGATCATACTTGTACAAGCTTACAAGTGCTAATCAGATACCCCATTATAAACCAAGTGGAAAACAGCTTTATTTTGACCGTGAAGAGATTGAGAATTGGCTAAAACGTAATAAGATAGAGACAGAAGATGAAACCGACCGAAAGGCCACAAATTATGTAGTAACAGGAAGGAGACAAATGATATGAATACAAAAAAAGAAGCCCCCGAAGGACTTAACGGATCCAAGCGAGGGCAAAATATTTCACTTTCCAAGTGTGAGAGCAAAGATAGAATAAAACTTTCTAAACGCCAAAAGAAAGTATTTGAGTTGTTGTTAACCGGTAAGCACAGCGTTACAGATATCACTATTGCTTTGGGTTACGGTGATCCACGTTCATATATCCGTGATATTCGAGAAAAGGGTATAACCGTAAATGATGAATGGGTTGAAAAGCAAGATGTAAGGTACAAGTTATATTATATCACACCACAGAAAACCAATATCCAAGACATTCAGACAGTAGGTGAAGTGATACAGTCAGATTTTAAGAACTTATTCCAAAGGAGGTATGATCATGAATGAAGAAGCTTTAAAAATCATTACCGATACAAAAAAAAGTCTTATTGAAAAGTACTCTTTGAATAAGAAAATAACCACAAAAAACAATGTTATTTATTCAAATGATGAGGTTGTATTAATCCAAAATATGACCACAGGAGAACTAAAATTTAAACAGAATTTGAGATAGATATTTCACCCGAATGTAAATAAAAAATGATATGGCACGAACAAACAAGGTGGGTATAGATTATTTCAGTTTCGATGTTGATTTTTTCAATGATGACAAAATTCAATTGATAGAAGCTGAGTTTGGGATAAAGGGAAGTATTACAGCTATCAGGTTATTGTGTAAAATTTATAATGAAGGTTACTTCTATGGTTGGGGCGAAGATCAATGTTTACTTTTTGCGAAAAACTCCGGATCAGAATTCACACCTGAATTAATACAGAATATCGTTGATGGATTAGTAAGAAGATCATTTTTTGATGCTAACTGCTATGAAAAGCATCAGATACTAACATCAACCGGAATACAAAGAAGGTATTTAGATGCAACTATCAGATATAAAGAAGTTAAAATGATTGATGAATACCTACTAATTGATGACCCAAAGCGCACCAATATAAACATCATTCCTTTAAATGTAGGCATTAATTCAATTAATGCAGACATTAATCCACAAAGGAAAGGAAAGGAAATAGAAAAGGAAAGTATATCATCAAAAATTGATGTATATCCTTTTGGTGAATTCTGGAATGACTATGATAAAAAAAGAGGCAGTAAGGAAAAACTAACCAAGAAATGGAATAAGATATCAGACAATGAAAAGCTAAAAATTAAAGAATATATCCCATTTTACAAAAAAGCGCAGCCGGATAAGGTGTTTCGTAAAGATCCGGAAACTTTTTTAAATAATAAATCTTGGAATGACGAAATAATCATCAAAAATGGAAAAGAAAAATCAATTGCAACAGAAAAAGCGACCAGTATCGTCGACATTTGAAACTCTTCCTGATCGGGTGCAACCTAACGCTCCTGAACTTGAAATGGCTGTTCTGGGAGCGTTGTTAATAGAAAGTAATACAATACAAAAGGTTGATTTACAAGTGGATGACTTTTATAATCCGAACAATAAAACAATCTTCCAAGCAATAGAATCGCTAGCACGTTCACGAAAGCCTGTTGATGTTCTCACTGTTGCCCAAGAACTTAATTCCACCAAAAAGCTTACGCAGGCAGGCGGTGCGGCCTATATTGCTGAACTTTCTGATATGGTTGCTTCTGCTGCTCATATCGAGTATCATGCTGCAATTCTACGACAAAAGGCAATTGCCCGGAAGCTGATTAATCAGTCACGTGAGGTTCTCCAAATGTCTTACGACGAAAGCCAGGATGTCCAGGATACCATTGAATATCTGGAGCGTAGTTTTACCGAAATTCGCTCCGGAGGTGCCGCAAGTGAGTATTTGGACATGAAGTCGGCTATAAAGCGAACCATTGAGTATCTGACCACGATACAGAGCAAAAAAAGGCAAGGGGAGGCTGTCACCATCCCCACAGGGCTAACAGCACTTGATGATCGATTGAATGGTGGATGGAGTGCACCGGATCTGATCATACTGGGTGGGAGGCCATCGATGGGAAAAACACAGTTTGCGCTTCATTTTGCCAAATCAGCATCGGAAGCTGAGAAGCACTGTTTATTCATTTCAATTGAAATGACAGTAGAACAGTTAATCATGCGGATGCTTACGGAAGATGAAAGATTGAACCTTTACGATATGAAAACCGGCCAGCTTGGGAGGGATGAGTGGATCTGTATTGATGAAAATATCCGGGGAATAGAGAATAATACCCTTTTCATTGCCGATAATTACCATATCCGGTATCTGAATAACATCAAATCACTTGCACGTAAATTGCATCGTACTGACCAGCTGGATCTATTGATTATTGACTATTTGCAGTTGATACAGACTGGTATGAAATTCGGCACAAGGGATCTGGAAATTGGATACATTACCGGTGAGTTGAAAAGTCTGGCCAAGGAATTAAACACGCCTGTTATCCTGCTGGCTCAATTGAGTAGACCTCAAAAGGGAACAACAATTCAAATACCTGTATTGTCCGATCTTAGGGAATCCGGGAATATTGAACAGGATGCAGATAAAGTTATTTTTCCACATAGGCCATCCTACTATGAGCCGGAAGCAACAGAGAGCAATGGCCGGAGCTGGAAGAACAGGGGTGTTCTGATCATCGGTAAGGACCGGGAAGGGGCCAAGGATAAGAAAGTTTACTTCCAAACAGATGATCGGTTTAAAAAAATATGGGACGAAAATCACATTACGCAGGAAGCAACAGAGACTACACCATTTTAAATAACAGATTATGAGCGAACAAGAACTATACGAATTGAGCGAGCCAGAGTTGAGGCAGATGTTGGCAAACGGAGAAAGGAATGTTGAAAGAGAAATCAGCAGGATGTACGATAAATTGGCGTTTACCGTCGTTATGTTGCCATTTATCACCTCTTTTATCAAAAAAGGGGTGATCAGGAAATTGGATGCCATCGAGAAAATGCAAATATCGAATAAAATCAAAACCGATTTACTGAATAAGCTGTATTTGTTACTGCAGAGCGGAATCAAACAAAGTTGGGTGATTGGTGAAGCACTCAGTTACTCACTCCTTAAAAAGATTGTGCCGGAGGAGATCCTAAAGCATAGATTTACAAAGGCGGCCAGCCCTCACATTATGGAATATTTAAACAGAAAAACATTTGCTCTGAATCTTTCCCAACGTGTATGGAATCTTTCAAATGGAATGATCGATCAGATTGAAGCCACCCTGCAATTGGGGATATTGGAAGGTAAGTCGGCAAACAGCATTTCATCTGACTTGAAGAAGTACCTGAGAGAGCCGGAGAAGCTGTTTCGCAGAGTGAGAGATGAGAAAGGTAATTTGAAGCTTTCAAAGAATGCAGCCAATTATCATCCAGGGCAAGGGGTTTACAGGTCCTCTTTTAAGAATGCACGACGACTGGCGGCAAACGAAATTAACAAATCGTACAGATACGCCCAATGGGGATCGTGGCAAAATCTTGACTTTGTAGTAGGTCAGGAAATAAGACGTAGTAATCATGTTTACGATTGCGACGTATGTGAAAGCCTAAAAGGAAAATACCCAAAGGACTTTAAATTCAGCGGATTTCATGTTCAATGCCGATGTTACGTCATCCCGATATTATCAACCCAAAAAGAATTATTGGATAGCATCAATGATGATTCCCCTGTTCACTCAAAAAATGAAATTAAATCGTTCCCGGGTAATTTTCATAAATGGGTTGAGGACAACAAGCACCGATACAAACCAAACACTAATGATTGGATTGATGAAAATCCTATTGTGAAGAAAATGTTTTACAATTGATAAAATAAAAAACAAATTAAAAATTAACATTATGGCAAGAATTATACCATTACAAGCAAAGATCACATTGCAGCAGACTATCAACGAACGGGGTGATTTTTACCCTGCCTGCATATTTTCAAACGATACGTTTGTCTCTCATTTCGAGGCAAGCCTGATCGTAGCTAAAGGACTTTTAGATCCAGAAGTGATAGAATATTCCACAATTGAAAGTGTTTTGACCGGATTATCCGAGTATCGGGTGTGGAAAGCAAACAAGCCGAAAACGGAACTTCCCACAGAGATAACGGAGCATTTTTCCCTATTGCCGGATTCAGACTGCAATATCGAGATGTTGTTCCAGCCTTACAATAATCTACCTACGGAGGCTATTCTATACAGCCACGGAGAAGTACTTAACATTGTGGGAGCTTATAAGATGGCAATGGAAAAAGCCGATGCCGAACAGTCGGAGGCAATCCAGCCATTGTATGACAGCTTCAGCCGATTCCTGACGGACTGGGAGCTTAACCGGCAGGCGACCGGGAGTTATTTTGCAACAGAGCAATATATATAGTCATGGCAGTAGTAAATAAATGGGGGGCAATAGATATAGTTGCCGATCAATGGATATCCACAGGAATTATGAGAATAGATTTTCAAAGGCCTAATGGTTTGGTAAAGACGGCAGATTACTGTGTTTTTTGTCAGCCTTTGGTAAGTGGTCAAAGATGCGTTGTTACAGGAATGTATTCAACATACTTTATAGTTGAGGTAAGAAACGGAAGCGGTGCGCTTGCGAACCTGGATTTTTCGTTTCAGATGGTAGGAAATAATTATTAAATGATAACTATTCACCTGTAAATAACAACACTATGGCAATCAAACCTCTTAAATTGGCAAAGCAAAAGTTTAAGGAGTATTAATAAATGAGTGTATATGAGCAAATTAACAGCTAAACAAGAGAAATTCTGTTATGAATATGTGATTGATCTGTGTGGTACACAGGCAGCAATAAGAGCCGGGTATAGTCAGAAAACAGCGCATTCAATAGCGAGCAGAATGTTAAGGATTGTTGAGGTTCAAAAATTCATACAATCATTACAAGCCGACTTAGAGAAAACGGCAGGTATCACAGCCTTAAGAGTTTTGAAAGAACATGAGAAGATTGCCTTTAGCTCGATCTCCCACCTACATAATACTTGGGTGGAGCTAAAGGATTTTAAAGCCCTTACAGCAGAGCAGAAAGCTTGCATAAAGAGTATTTCCACTAAGGTATTGAAAAGGAATATCGGCACAAAAGAGGAACCGGATATTGTCGATGTGGAATTCGTGAAAATCGAATTATACGATAAACAGAAAGCGCTTGATAGCATCGCAAGTTTGTTAGGTTTGAACCAACAGATACAGTTTAATAATCAATCGATAAACATTGTTTGGAACGAAAAACGCTATGGAATTGACGAAGAAACAAAGTGAAGCCCTTGACTATCTGGAAGACAATATTACCAATGAGCTATTGTTTGGTGGTGGTGCCGGAGGTGGAAAAAGCTTGTTAGGGTGCTACTGGATATTAAAGTCTGCCATCCGGTTTGAAGGGAGCCGATGGCTCATAGGTCGGGCGGAGTTGAAAACGCTCAGAGAAACAACACTGAACACGTTTTTTGAGGTATGTAAGATGCAGGGTATTGATTCATCATTCTATAACTTCAACCAACAGCAGATGAGCCTGAGGTTTGTGAACGATAGTGAGATCCTTTTAAAAGATTTGGCTACTTACCCATCCGATCCGAATTTTGACCGCTTGGGGTCCCTGGAACTTACCGGGGCTTTTGTGGATGAGTGCAATCAGATCAGTGAAAAAGCCTGGAACGTATTAAAGTCAAGGATTCGCTATAAACTTGACGAATACTCTCTTATACCTAAATTGCTTGGCACTTGTAACCCGGCTAAAGGATTCCTTTATAGTCGTTTTTACAAGCCGCATAAAGAGGGGATATTGCCGGAGAATTACAAATTTATCCAATCGCTTTTACTTGATAACCCCTACATAAGTAAGCATTATAAAGATAACCTGTTACAGCTTGATACGGTGAGCAAAGAAAGGTTATTGTTCGGGAATTGGGAGTTTGATGATGATCCGGCCACACTGATACCTTATAACCGAATAGTTGACCTATTCACAGCAACACAGGTGCCGGAGGGAAAAGAAACTTTCATTACAGCAGATATCGCACGATTCGGAGAGGACAAAACAGTAATTATGGTTTGGGCGGGTTTTGTTTGCATAAGCATTATGACATTGATCAAACAGCCAATTTCTGTAATCGCAGCCGAAATACAGAGGTTGAAAAATTATTACAACGTAGCCACTTCAAATATCATTGTTGATGAAGATGGTGTAGGTGGCGGGGTGGTTGATATTGTAAAATGTAAAGGATTCCTGAACGGTGGATCACCAATTGAAAAAGATGGAGTCAAACCGAATTATCAAAACTTGAAAAGTCAATGCTATTTCTTGTTGGCAGAAATGATCAATAAGGGGGAGGTTTATGTAAAAACACAGGACATCCAAACAGTGAACATGCTTACTCAGGAATTGGAGCAGGTGAAGCGGAAAGACATCGATAAGGATGGCAAGCTTTCAGTTTTGCCGAAAGAAAAGATCAAGGAACTTATCGGTAGAAGCCCCGATTATTCCGATGCATTGATGATGCGAATGTGGTTTGTTTTGAACCCAAAACCAAAGGCAATGACACCCGAACAGCTTCAGCGATTACTGGATGATTTTCGGTAG